AGTGATCGTACCTTCCAAGGTGCAACAGGTATCGATCCTGTTTTAGATCAAGCTATTACTTATTACTTAGAAGATAATAGCGATGACGACGATGATTATACAGATTTGGAGTTTTAATGAGTTGGTATTCTACAATAGCTAACGACATAACAAAATTACATGATGGTATTGCATATTTTCAAACAGAATTGACAAGTGCTAGACAAGAGTGTAAAATAGTAGGAAATGTAGAACGTGCGTCTGCAGCAATGCCAGGCATTGTAGAACATAGATATGGACAGCTTCAAGAAATTGAAGCTATCCTTGAGTTCCTTAATATCGAACTTAAACGATTAAAGAGTTATCACTTTAGAAAATATTTAGAAACATACGCAAGAGCGTTAAGCAGTCGCGATTGTGAAAAATTTGTCGAAGGTGAAGATGATGTAATTGAGTACGAACAGATTATTAACGAATTTGCTTTACTAAGAAATCAATGGTTGGGTATTACAAAAGCCTTAGATCAAAAATCGTATGCATTAAGCAATATTATACGATTAAGATGTGCAGGTATGGAAGACGCAACAATTTAATTAATATGACGGGCTTAGTGCCCGTCACTACTATAAGGTGTATAACACATGACTACGATTGACAGCTTGCTTCATTTTGTATTTCTTGAAGCAATGACTACAACTCCCCCTTTCTCGTCAAGAGATAATAAAACATTGCGAAGCTTACATACTGCAATGCAGTCCACTACATATATTACTGAAAAACAAGGTACGCTGTTACTTGCAATTTTAAGTAATCAGTTATACACGCCATTTATGTTATTAGCTAACGCTGATTACAAAGAATACTTAGATAATCCGCAATGGCAACACCCGTTTCGTGTACTTCCAGATGTTAAGAAGATATACCATATTCCGGCTGGCTCAACTGCTATTCCGGAATACAATGGGTTACGTGATAACTATACAGGAGTAATTGCAATTGAATTTACATTCTCATCTACTATACGTAATCACCTAAAACCGCTATCATCTGTAATTCATCAAGTAAGATCTGGGTCGTTTTATATTGCAGATTACACAGAACAAAATTTATACACTGTAATGAAAAACTTAGAACAATATAACTTTGAAGTTTCTCCCGAGTTACAAGCAGTATACAATACTATTATTACGTGGGATAACGCAAATATAGCAAGCCAGTTCTTACTCGAAAATATTAATTTTCCAATGTTTAAACATGCAATTGATAATGATTTAGGTGATAATATCGATTTAAACGACTTATTAATTAAAGACCGTAAACATCGATATCAATACACTAACCATGTTGCGTGTAATAATAATACATTAACGGAAACTATTGCTAATCGTACTAAAACAAAAATATGGATTGATAGTAATACACATACACTATCTAATGTTGTTAAGTCATTAGTTGAATTAAAAAGGTTGCCGATGTTAGTAGTGTTTGATCAAACCACTCCGTTAATAACAATTACTCAGTTTAATGAATTGTCAACTGCGTTAACTAAAAATGGAATTACAGATAACATTGGTATCTATTTTAGATTAGATAATACGCCTGATGGCAAAATATTTAATGACGGAATTGCAAATAGAAAGTATAATAGTATGCTAGATGATTCAACAGCTGTTGCAGGTGTGCTAGGCGGTAAACTACCAAAGTTCTTTCTTAAAACAGGATGGAAACCAATGAGCGTACTTTGCATTAAAAACACATTGCGCCAAAGTAAAACGGCAGTATATGCAACGTGTAGTGATTTAATTATTACATATACTCCAACAGAACCAATAATTGAAACGAGGAACATATGGGAGTTAAATTAGTCATAAAAGACGAAGTTAATATTAAATTTGATCATTTACCATTAGACGTGCGTAAGAAATTAGTAAACGCATTTAAGTACGAAGTACCGTATGCTAGATATCAACCTGCCTTTAAGTTAGGCAGGTGGGACGGTACAGTAAGTCTATTTGGGTTAGGTGGGACAGGATATTTAAATAATTTAGAATCTATCTTAGCAATAATGAATAAATGCGGTGTTGAGATAGATGAAATAGAAGACCTGCGAAATCATTATAAGTTAGAGTTTATACCAGTTACAGAAACATATTGGGCAGATCAAGGTAAGGTATGGCCAGTAGGACATGCTCAAGAAGGACAACCAATTATGTTACGTGACTATCAAGTTGACGCCATTAATAAATTCTTAGAGCAAACACAAGCATTGCAAGAGATTGCAACTGGTGCAGGTAAAACAATTACAACAGCAACACTAGCACACATATGCGAACCGCATGGCCGTACAATTGTTATTGTTCCAAATAAGAGTTTAGTAGAACAAACACATGAAGACTTTGTAAGCGTTGGGTTAGATGTTGGTATGTACTATGGCGATAAAAAAGATATAAACAAAACTCATACAATATGCACATGGCAAAGTCTTAACATACTAGACAAGAAAAGTAAAAATCACGAACACGATATTATATCATTAGCAGAATTTTTAGATGGTGTAACTGCTGTAATTGTTGACGAAGTGCATATGGCAAAGGCAGATGTACTAAAAAATTTACTTACGCATAATTTATGTAATGCACCGATTCGTTGGGGGTTAACAGGTACTGTACCTAAAGAAAAGTTTGAATACGAACAAATATTTGCAAGTATTGGACCAGTAATAGGAGGTATCAAAGCATACGAGTTACAAGAAGCAGGCGTGTTATCAGACTGCCATGTAAAAGTATTACAGCTAATTGATTTAAAAGAGTTTAGGGCATATTCGGATGAGATAACATATCAAGTTACAAATGAAGACCGTATGAGATTTATTAGCGATCAAATTAACGAAATTGCAGAAACGGGTAACACATTAGTGTTAGTTGGTCGTATCGAAAGCGGCAAGATATTAATCGAAAATATTCCAGATGCTGTATTTGTATCAGGTAATGTAAAAACAAAAGATAGAAAAACAGAATACGACGAAATTAAAACATCGACAAATAAAATTATTGTAGCAACTTATGGTGTAGCAGCAGTTGGTATTAATATTCCACGTATTTTTAATTTAGTGTTAATCGAATCAGGTAAAAGTTTTACAAGGGTTATACAAAGTATAGGTAGAGGAATTAGAAAAGCACACGATAAAGACTTTGTGCAAATTTATGACATTACAAGTACGTGTAAGTATGCTAAAAGACATCTTGCAGAAAGAAAAAAGTTCTATAAAGATGCAAAATATAAATTTGAAATTAATAAGGTAGATTGGAAATGAATATATTAACAGTTAACAATGAGTGGTTTTCGCTCAATAGTCTGCCAGATGAAGTCGACGATAGTATGCGATTTGGTGTGTTAGACAATAGTAATCCGCAAGATCCGGATTTTTTCTTTTCACCATTAATATATTTAGAATCATTTAATGCACCTGCAATGGTATTAAAAATAGGCGATAGTGAAGTTACTATGCCAATTGATTGGTGTATTGCAGTGGGCGACAGTAGTAGTGCAACACATATCGAAATATTACCATTAACTAGCTTAAATGATAGAGGTTTTGATGCATTAATTTTTAATCCAATATCTGATTTTAGAATTGAATTTATGAAAATAGAAATAGTAAATTTTTATAATGATGTTAAATGGTATTTTCCTAAAATGAAAATAGGCCATTTATTAGCAACACCAATAAGACAACAATACAAACCACCATGTGCATATTTTGTAAAAGAAGTTTCAAGAAACAGTGAATTAATCCATTTAGACAAATTATTATAAGAAATCACAAAGGCACCAAATGAGCAAAGAAGAATTAAGCGAAAAGGTAGAATTAAAACAAAAGATTAATGCAGTTGATTTAGGCCTTAATGACTTATGGGATATGCTTGACGAAAGTAACCAAAAAGCACTTAAAGGCGAATTGTTTATTTTAAATCGATATATTAGTAATGTTAAAGGTCAATCTCGAGAAATAAAAGAACATTACGTTGAATCAGTAAATGGTTGTTATAATAGATACTGGTTTGATTTACAAAAACACCCTAAGCTATTATGGATGTTACTATGTATGTGTTCGTATGATAAAGAACAAACATTCTTTCACGAATGGATTGGATTTAAGAAAAAAGGTAATGTTGATAATAAAAAAGTTGCATTCTTATCTGAATTGCATCCTAGTATGAAAATGAAAGAAGTTGAGATGCTTGCATCATTAACAACAGATAAAGAATTAGTCAACCTTGCTAAAGAATACGGGTTTGATGATAAAGAAATTAAAAAGAAATTGAAAAAATGAATCTAGCAACTTCCAAACCATTCCAATGTCAATACTGCAACAGTAAATTTGTAAAAGAATCTACGCTTGCAGTACATGTCTGCGAGCCAAAACGTAGAGCATTAGCACAACGAGATAAGCACGTAGTATTAGGGTTTGAAACGTATAACACATTTTATCAAAAAACACAAAACTTCCATGGTAAGAAAACATATGATGACTTTTGTAAAAGCCCATATTACAATGCATTTGTTAAGTTTGGAAGTTTTGTTAGTAACGTAAAACCATTGTATCCTGATAAGTTTATAACTTATGTAGTTACTAGTGGAGTTAAATTAGATCATTGGTGTAGAGATGATCTATACGACAAATACGTTGTAGACTTAATTAGAACAGAATCTGTAGAAACTGCATTAGAACGTAGTATTACTCACATGTTAGCGTGGAGTGATGCTAATAATTCACAATGGAATCATTATTTCTCATACGTAAGTTTAAATAGAGCAATGTACGATATTAAAGATGGTAAGATTAGTCCGTGGATTGTATTAAATTCTAATCAAGGCAAGCTAATGATAAAACGTTTTAATGACGAACAGCTTGCAGCAGTGAGTAATGTGTTAGATATACCATTTTGGTTTACTAAGTTTAAACATTTGCCACACGATGTAGAGCTTGTAAAGACTGTGGTTACAGAGAGTAATCTATGAACATAAATATTGAGGTTGTAATAAAACCGCTTTATAATTGGAGGTTCTTCACATATGCCAGACATTGATTTAGATTTCTTTGACAGATCAACTGCGTTATCAAAGATCAAACATGTCACGGCAGCCATTAGAAACGAAAACGCTTTTAAGAAACATAACACCGGCATTTATTGTCAAAGTATTCCGCATAATCCTATCTCAGGAGTGAGTACAATTGACTATAAAGAAGCCGAGGATAGGGGTTATTTTAAGATTGATTTTTTAAATGTTAGCATATACAAAGACATTAAAGATAATGATCATTTACTACACTTAATGGGAATTGAACCAATATGGGAACTACTACTTCAAGAAGATTTTGTAAATCTACTATTTCATATAAACGGGCACACAGATATTCTGAAACAGATGCAGCCGACTTCGGTGGAACAATTAGCTGCAGTCCTAGCAATGATAAGACCGGCGAAACGTTATTTGATTGGGAAAGAATGGACTACGGTGATGAACGAAATATGGGGACACACCGACGCTGACACCGGTTATGCATTTCGTAAATCTCATGCAATAGCGTATGCTATGGCAATTATTGTACAAATGAATTTAATATGTGATCAGGTTAACGGGTAGGTTTTCGGACGAGTTGGACAGATTTTCGTTTAACTCGTTTAACTGTTAGGTTCATTAAATTAACTACTGGACCTAATATAATGCGGGTATCTTTACTATTGAATGTTTTAATAGCATACGCAAACGGTCGTATTTCCTCTCTACAAAAAATAGAAATTGGAAATTGTCGATTTGATTCCCACCACCATATCTCTCCTATTTCTAAAAAAGAAGCTTTGCCTTCAGCAGTCTGAATTGCATTTAAATCGTAAAAACTAGTTACATACTGATCTTGGTTAATGATTATACCAACATACTCGTCGCTTCCGTAGTTTAATACGCTAATAAATGGTAAATTTTGTTCTATGTTATCTCTTAAGTTTGCCATAAATATATATAAAGGATATTGCCAATGCAAAAAATATCAAGCTATTTATACCCAAACCGAGTCGAGCTTATTGCTGATCTGGTTGGGTTCACAGTGGAGTTTACATCAGTGTATCAAAGAAACGTAAAAATTTATAATGGTATTGACAATACCATTGAGTTCGACATTAAAAATGCAGATCAAAAACGAATTGATTTAACTACAGTAAGTGTTATCTCATTAAACGTAATGGATGCATCCGGTAATGAATTACCTAACAGTCCGTATGTCATTAACCCTATTCCTGCAAAAAAAGGAATAGGATATACTACTATTCCGCAAGCTGACTTAGATGAGTTAACTCCTCAGTTTCTAAAATATAGCGTTACTGCAGTTAAAGACGGTAGAGATGTTATGATGTATGCTGATACAAAATTTGGAGCTGTAGGTACTATTGAGTTAATAGGTAATGCTATGCCTACATTCCGCGATGATAGAATATACAAAACATTTACCGGTGAAATTGATTTTATGGGGAATGTTGTATATCACACTAGTTCTATCCCTGCTACATTTTACGAATCAGTACCTACAACACAACTGTCATTTGAAATTGCAATATCAGGATTTGTTGGAAAGATATGGCTAGAAGGAACTACTGCATCAACCATTAGTGTTAATTCGTACTTACACGCACAACAACTTGCATCACAATCTATATTGTTAGCAAGATCAACTCCTGTTATTTTTAATAACATTGATGTTGCATATTTTAAATACTTTAGAATATTGTATCAAGGAAATCATCCTATCAACCCAACCGGAACTGTTGACAAAGTTACCGTTTCATAGTATAATACAACTTTAAACTAACCCATACCTATCATGAACCTTATTACAGATACATTACGAATGTACTGGACTACTGGTAGGCGAACTAAAACAACTCCAAGTGGATGGATAACTGGCAACGCTCCTTGTTGCCAGGATACCCGCCAGCGTGGTGGATTTATTATTAATGACGGTGACGCAGTAACATTTCACTGCTTTAATTGTAGCTTTAAGGCTAGTTGGCAACCAGGTCGGCACATTAGTAAAAATATGAAATCACTTATGCTTTACTTAAACATGAGTGACAGCGAAATTAGTAAACTTACATTAGAAGCATTCCGTCTAGAATCATCAGAAACTTATGTGATGAAAACAATGATGCCTACATTTGAGTTAAGAGCTATGCCAATTGACGCAAAACCTATTACCTCATATTTAGATAATATACCTAATAAACTAATGCCAGTATTAGAATATCTTGCTAAAAGAAATTTGTACTTAGAAGATTACCCGTTTTACTGGACTCCTAAAACTGGGTTTAATGATAGACTTATTATTCCATTCTTTTATGAAAAACGTATTGTAGGCTACACTGGCAGACTTATAAATCCTAGCAGTAAACTACCAAGATACTTGTCAGAACAACAACCGGATTACGTATTTAATTTAGATAGTCAAACACACGACCGTGCATTTGTTATTGTATGCGAAGGTCCATTTGATGCAATTAGCATTGGCGGCTGTGCTATACTAGGATCACAGATAAAAGAAAAACAAGACTGGCTGCTAAAGAGATTAAACAAAGAAATTATATTAGTACCAGATAAGGACCACGAAGGACCTAAAACTGTAGAACAAGCAATAGATTATGGATGGTCTGTTAGTATGCCGGATTGGCCAGACGGCATTAAAGATGTTAACGATGCAGTCATTAAGATAGGAAGGTTAGCTACGCTCTGGCTAATTATCAATGCAAAACAGTCTTATTCACTTAAGATTAGATTAAGAGCAAAGCAATTTTTTAAGGACATTAAATGAAACAAAACGTAGACTATGGATATGATATACAGAAGTTATATTTAGAAATGATGATAAGTGACGCAGCTACGTTTGTTAGGTGTCAGTCAATATTTGATCATTCATTATTTGATCGCAAGTTACAAAAGTCTGCAGAATTTATAAATGAATACGTTGAAGAACATAATGTAATGCCAACATTTGATATTATCAATGCAGCTACACAGAGCGAATTTAAAGATGTAGAAGGACTCAAAGAAGAACATTACGATTGGCTATTAGTGGACTTTGAAACATTTATTAGACACAAAGGTCTTGAAAGAGCTATTAACGAATCAGCCGACTTACTTGAAAAAGGTGAATATGGCCCAGTAGAAGAAAAGATTAAGAAAGCAGTACAAATCGGTTTACAAAAAGATTTAGGTACTGATTACTTTGCTAATCCACGTGAACGACTTATGAAGATTAAAGATAAGAACGGACAGGTATCTACTGGTTGGAAAAACATGGACGATAAACTCTTTGGTGGCATGAATAGGGGCGAACTTAATATTTTTGCAGGCGGATCAGGTGCTGGTAAAAGTTTATTCTTAGCTAACTTAGGTGTTAACTGGGCACTAGCAGGATATAATGTAGTGTACTTAACATTAGAACTTAGTGAAGAACTTGTATCAATGCGTGTAGATAGTATGATAACAGGTATCTCAACTAGAGAAATATTTAAAAACATCGAAGATGTAGAACTTAAAGTTAAAATGATTGGTAAGAAGTCCGGATCATTACAAGTAAAATATATGCCATCCGGCAAGACAGCAAACGATATTAGATCATACTTAAAAGAATACGAAATTAAAACAGATAGAAAAGTCGACGTACTACTAGTAGATTATTTGGACTTGCTAATGCCAATGAGTAAAAAGATTAGCCCAGCAGATTTATATATTAAAGACAAATATGTAAGTGAGGAATTAAGAAATTTGGCGGTAGAAAAGAACTGTGTATTTGTAACTGCAGCACAGCTTAATAGAGGTGCAGTAGAAGAAGTAGAGTTTGACCATAGTCATATCTCAGGCGGATTAAGTAAAATTCAAACTGCTGATAATGTGTTTGGTATCTTTACAAGTAGAGCAATGCGTGAGCGTGGTAGATATCAAATTCAGCTTATGAAAACACGTAGTAGTTCCGGCGTTGGTATGAAGATTGACTTAGGGTATGATATTGATACATTACGCATTACAGATATAGATGAAGAACAAGGCTACGGTAGTGCAAATACACCATCTGCAGGAAATGCATTACTAAATTCAATTAAGGCACGTAATACTACCGTAGATCCACAAGATGGCAAACCTGTAGCAAAAGTTAATGCTAGTATACAAAGCACAGCACTTAGAGACCTGATAAACAATTTAGATACAGACGATTTTTAGCATAAATACTAGAAATTATATTTAAAGGATTTACAATGCTCTTAAGAGAATTATATGAACTAGACATTATAGAAGCTAGAACCAAACCGGCACAGAATCCAAAGGTATCTGCATATGAAAAACTTTTACCATATAAAGATGACCCGGATATCTACATAACATTTACAAGTTTAAACAAAGCAGGTATAAACCCAAAGTCGGCGTTTAATACGCCTAATGGTGTTTATACCTTTCCGTTAGCATTAACCTGGGAAATGTATGAAGTAGACCGATATAAGGATTTTACTCAATATCCAGATTTTGTTGCTGGACGTCCGTACATACAAGTACTTAAATATACCGGAGCAGGCAGATCACTAGTTATATCTAGCAACCCAAACACTTCTAACTATACTGAAGATGACTTAGAAAAAGATTTAGCTAAACTGCAAAAACAATATCATCTTAGTGACGAAGCTATAGGCAGAAAGAAAACCAGTGCTACAGAATTCCAAGGTTACTATGACGGTACATTCCCAACACAAGGCCCTGCTGCGATACTATGGACTGTTACTAGATCTATAGCTTATGATAAATTACACAAACGCAAAGAGTCTAGATCCGGCTACGATTACCAAGACGATAATAAAGACCCTGCAACACGCGTAACTAACGATTGGTCTTCTGTATTCCGCGGAATAGGCATTCAACTAGTAGTTGACGAATTTCATGCTGTTATACATGACGCAGAACCATGCCAGGCTGTGTTCTTTAGTTCAAAAGCATTTAAACATGTAGACACTGCCCTTGTTACTAGAAAACAAGAAAACAGATCAAAGTCTAAATCAATTGACATTGACCGCGTAATTGATTACACAGAAAGAAATGGCAGAGACGAAAAAGTAGAACAATACCTTTTAAAGTTTGCTTCCATAGGAGATTGCGCGGTGTATTGGAATAATGTACTAGAATTAGCAAGATGGCCAGGTTTTGAAGTTAGAATACTTAATGAAAACAATCAACCGATATTTAGAGAGTACGTTGGGCAGGTACAAGAACGCTGCCCAGAGATTGAACCTGAGATACTTAAAAGAATGCCATTCTCAAGTAATAGATATTCATATTTTTATGTTAGGGATAATGTTACTACTCCGTGGCCCGAAGCTGAACCTAGCATGCTAGAAAGCAACAATCCTGAACTATTAATTGACTACGCTACTAATGTACTTAAAAAACGTTGGCCCGCAGCTGAAGAAAAATTAGTAGAATGGTTACATCTTGATTTACTTGCCAGCTATTATGATCAAGTATCTGAACTAATCGAATACGCTAGACGATTTGGCTTAACTGATTGGCCAGCGTTAGCACAAGACATATTAGAATATAATCATCCCCATAAAGCACAACTAGCAGCACTATACGCAGCACGAGTAATGAACCAACGTTGGCCTGAGGCTGAACCTATTATTAAAACCAATCTAGCAGTATGGGGCCAATACGCTGTTAAATTCCCTTCAGTGTTGGGTATAGAGAATACTGAAGATGTGAGCGGTTTTGAACAATGGAGTGAGTACTTTAGCAAAAAAGGATCTACTGGAATTAATAGTCTAGATCCAACTCAAATAACTCCAGTAGTAATGCAAGCATACGTTACAATTGTTCCGAGAGCAATATTTCTGTTTGCTGTTCCCGTAATGATTGCTGCAGCTAGAGATCCGGCTATAGCTGACATAGTGTACAAAGGACTGCAAATGCATGGTATGAATATTACACCTGAAGAGTTTCAAAAACGAGTTGATTCGCATAAAGCTAAAATATAATAAAAAAGCCCCATAAGGGGCTTTTTAATGTATTAGGAAAATGGATCTGTTATAACAGGCATTACACCTCGCATCATTATATTACTTTCATCTAAATCAAATGTATAATTCCTAAATGCAGTTAAATCTTCTAATAACTCGATTAACTTAGGAAACTTAGATCCAATTTGATTAATACTACGACGATACTCATCTTTCATTTCATCATCTATAGGATTTGTATCAACTAACCCTGTAGCTGCAGTTTGTAATGTTTGTATAAACTTCATTCCAGTACTAGGAAATGGACGTAACTTTTCTATTTGTACACAATAGGTATTACCGGATAGTTTACGCAATCCGCCTTTAACACGCGGTACATGTGGGTTGTGTTGATTAACTTTGCAATACTTGTAATAAGACAAATATGCCGGATCACCACTGAATACTTTGAATAACCACAGATACCCATCCTTTTCATATACATCGGCATTACTGCCAGTTCCTACTCGAGTAAAACCGTGCTGCTTTATATACTCATAAAAATTGTTAAACGCAGAATCATATCTGGTCTTTTTCCCATTACCAAACTCATGCTGCGCTTTTTGTACTACACCTTGAATCGGTGTATTATGATAACCAGTTAATTCTTTTAGTTTCATTTATATTCCAATTAATAATTAATATTTATTTAAAAAACATAGTGATAAATATTTTAAATATTCAAAAGGAATATAAATGAGAATAGACGAACTAACCGGTTATAAAGATAACCCAATTTATAAACAAGCTAAACAAGATGTTGGCGATGTTGATCCTGAAAACATGTACACCGATGATGATGAAGAACAAGAACCATTTAACAAGTTTTTTAGATTTATCGAGCAACATGGATTTGAAAGATTAGGGCATGGCACTTGGTCTAACGCATACGAAAAACCAGGCTACCCATGGATCTTTAAACTATTCAAAGATGACCCGGCTTATCTTTGGTACTATAAGTTTTGTAAAGCAAATCAAAATAATCCACATGTACCACGTATCAAAGGTAACTTGATAAAAATTTCTAATGATACATTTTGTGTTCGTATGGAAAAATTAGAGCCTTGGCCAGATACACCAGAATATAAAAAACTATTTGTGATGATGTATATTGCACTATACAAAGTTGAAAGCGCACCATTAGTAAATAAAACTCATCAAACATTTCGTGTGATTTACAATCGCGATGGTGAACATAAAGAAAAAATTGAAAAACGACCTTTCCAACATTCAACTACACCAGAACAAGAAAGAAAAGAACAAGAAGCAGAAAATTTTTTAAAACAACACTACCCACAGTTGCTTCCTATACTAGACGCTATAGCTGAACACAACTCATCATTTAGAACTGACTTGCATCAAGGTAATATCATGATGCGTGGCAATACCCCGGTAATAACAGATCCAGTAGCTACTGATGCTTTTTAAAACAATGACTACACGATGATCCTGCGAAGCAGGCGGTAAGCAAAAATTTATAACTTTAAATACCCACTTAAAATAAAACCAGCAACAGCTGGTTTTATTTTGGCCACTGGCCCACTACTATAACTAACTTATGGTTAGGTCTCGGCCCTATACCATGAAATCCACTGTTTAGTTACTGTACTTATGGATTAGGCGCATAACTGTACTACACAGTATATTCACCATTTCTTAAGTTTTTCAACCATTTGAACACCGTAGGACTATTCACTACGGTTGTTTATGGTAGTCCTAACTTCACTTATGGATGATTCCAGCCTTGAGATTTGACGCGCTTGACGTTCTACCGTTTCCATTAGACGGTGTACTAGCGTATAGAGATGGCTAGAGTCACTGTGCATAAACTTACTGCTACCATTTTCATACTCTACTCGGCCCGGGACTACGCTGTTTGGGTCCGGCTCTTGATTATATTGTTCCATTTTAACTCCACTGTGTGTATACTGTATATATCACTGTAGAGGCCATATAGGGGCAGGGCGCGGCCCGAATTTGGTCTACAGGGTCTTAAAAATTTCCCGCGCAAAAAATATAAAAGAAGTACTTACAGATTCAGAGGGGTGATTTCCTACCTATGGGGCTTTTTTTAGGAGTTGTTGCGTTTAAAAAAATTTGTTGTTTTTTTACAACTATGCCGGCCGGCCGTTGTTTTTTTACAACATTTTGTTGTTTTTTTACAACAATGTTGTTGTTGTTTTTTTACAACATTTTGTTGTTTTTATGCAATATACGCTAAATTGCGTTTAAATGCGCGTTATAGCGTTTTTTTATTTTAGTGCTACGTTAGCATTGCTTAAAGTTTTAACGCGCGTTAAAGCGCATTTATGCGCTTGCTATGCGCTTGCTATGCGCTTGCTATGCTATGCGCTTGCTATGCGCTTGCTATGCGCTTGCTATGCTATGCGCTTGCTATGCTATGCGCTTGCTATGCTATG